TCGAGACGAGTTTCAGAAATGGCGGCAGGCCGCGTTCCAGCAGCAGCCTGTTCAGCAGGAAGTGGTAGAGGAGCCAGAGCAGCCAAAGTGGTGGAACCCTCCGGAGCTGCGTGAAAGTTATCGGCAGTATTTGCGCAAGGACGATCAAGGTCGTGAGGTTATCGCAGAAGACGCGCCGATTGACGCCAAGCATGCCCTGTACGAATACATGAAGTACAAGGCTGACTTCGCACAGAAGTTTCTTGCTGACCCGCAGGAAGCTCTCGGCCCTATGGTCGAACAGATCGCGCAGCAGAAAGCGCGAGAGATTGTAGAGAATCAGTTCAAGGATTACGGCGAAGAGCAGTACGTCGATTCACTTGAAGAAGAGAATCGCGATTGGCTCTACGATCAGAACGGCAATCCAACTCCTGAAGGGCTTGCTGCCAGGAACTACATCGAAGAAGCAAAGCAGCTTGGTATCACCGACGTTCGCATGCGTTGGAAGTACGCGGCGCAGCGAGTGGAACTGGACTTACACAACCAGATTGCACAGCGTCGGGCACAGGTGCCTCCGCCTCAGCCTGCACCTCCTGCAAATCCTGAGCCGCCGCCTGCGCAAAATCAAGCAGAAAAGGACATACAGTATTTACGGAGAGAGGCAACGCGTACGCCAAGTAGGGCGACCGCAGCCCCTGACCAACGAGCATCCCAAGAACCACGTTCGTTCCAAGACCGACTTGCCGCCGCAGCATCGCGTGCGGGACTCGCCGGCCTGTAGCAAAAGGATAGGACATGCCGTCATCCGTAGATTGGGCCCGAACAATCGGCACTACGCTTGTAACGCATCTGAAAGAAGAAGAGCAGGCGACGTTCCGAAAGTTCAAGGTTTTCGCTGCCCTTGAGGGTGGCGGCAACGTCTCGATGAACAACGGTGGTCGTGGATTCGATTGGCAGGTTCGGTACAGGAACCAGCCCGTTTCTGCGAACAATGGGGAAACGCCACGAGTTTTCAGCAGACACAATCTGTGGCAACGCGCGTATCTCGATTATCGCGGTTACACCGTGACGGATCAGGTCACAAAGCGCGAGATGCTGGAAAATCGTGGTGCTCAGGCTCTGATTGACGTCGCCGGCAAGATGGCGAGCCGTCTTCAGGAGTCCATGCAGGAGCACCTGTCGTCCGAGATTTACGTAAATGGAAATGAGACGGGCAATGAACTTCGGTTCCATGGCCTGGAAAGCATCTTCGGCGTGTCACAGGCAACGAGCAGCGACCCGTACGACACGATTAACGTAAACAACGGATCGAAGCGTGTTGGTGGAGACAACGAAGATCCATTCTTCTACCCATCCACCACTTACGCGGGACTCAGCACCGAGCTAGGTGCTGTTGCTGGATCTCTGCGTGAGTCGGGTTCGTGGCCTTACGTTCCTGCAGATCCGGAGTACGACTACTACTCCCCTCTTGTCTGCAATTACGAAAGCACGTACTTCGGTGGTGCGACTGCTACGTGGAAGGATCAGTGCCTTGAGGCGATCCGCGAAGCGATGCACTACGCCAAGCGGAACGACACCCGTGAGTCGCAGATCGACATGATCCTGTTGGATCGAAAGCTCTACATCGACCTGCTGAATCGTCTTGATTCTCGCGAGCGTGCCATCGTCACCAAGACCAACGGACTTCGCGCCTATGGCTTCGGTGATGTGGTGGAAATCGACGGCGTGGAAACGTCGACCGAGTATGCTGTCCCCTCAGGCGTGGGGTATGGCATTTCCATCGGAAACATGGAACTGAAGTGTATGGAAGGTCAGCTCATGACGGCTGAAGGACCGTACTACAACGAGGAGCTCCAGTCGTTCCGCTACTGTGTTTCTACACTGGCGAACATCAAGATGAAGTCGCCTCGCAACTTTGTGAAGTGGATGGCCCGCTGAACTTACGAAAGGAATAGATGAGCACTCTTACTGCTGATCCAGGGTTTGCACGCGGGCAGGTGCTTGGGGTTACCAAGACCTACTACGACGCACAGGTGGGCGACGGCTCGCACCTTCTCGGCGTGCACAAGGTATTCGCCGACACGCACCCGACGACCGGGCAGATTCTGTCCAACGAAACTGTCGAGTGCATTGCTGTCAAGAATCTTTCTGGTGGCGTCCTCGCCGCCAAGACTCTTGTGCAGTTTGACGACGATTACGTTCTGACTGCTGTCGATGCCGGTGCAACGACTTCGTCAAAGCGTTTCGGCGTTGTGGATGAGTACATCTCGTCCAACGGTGTGCCGGCAAACGAAGTCTTCTGGCTTGTCGTCAAAGGCCCGACGACTGTCCTGAAGCTGACGCACGCAACAGACGAGGCCGTTGCCGCCGGTGCTGTCGTGAGTGCCACTGCTACGGCTGGCAAGGTGGAGTCAGGCACGACGCTCAAGGTTGGGCAGTGCATTACGGCTGCTGCATCGACGGACACGGATGTCCGCGTGCTTGCAAACACTGGTGCGTAACGGCCTTTGTGTAGACGTAACTCATGGGTTACGCCTTCATGCAGGTTGATTCAAGCAGCCGATGGCTCCATGCCGTCGGCTGCTTCTTTTTATGGAGACATAAATGCAAGACACGCCACTTACGGCTGCGCTAGCAGGCCAGCCCATGAGCGAGCAAGATGTTGCTATGCGTCTTGAGGAACTTACAACGGCGTTAAGAATGGCTGGGCTCGTGGACGCGGACACGCCAGCCAACATCCGCCAGCAGCGGGAGGCCGGCGCGGCCGTTTTTAACCCGCTTGATGGCTTTGCACCAATGGTGCAATCCGTTCCGCAACCAGACAGATGACAGAACAGACAAAGGTTTGCATCGACTGTGGCGAGACAAAACCGGAAAGCCAGTTTGAGTCGCAAGGAACAGGCCGCCGCCGAAACAGATGCGGCCCTTGCCACCGAAAGCACCGGAGAACTCAAAAGACAAGGCAGAAGAAGAACAACCTACAGGAACTGGAAAAGGTTGCAATCCGAAGGTTTCTCGGAGAGGCGAGTGCTGGCGGAGAGAACATACCTCACTCGGCGGAACTTTTGGAAAGGTGCATGGAATACTTTGGAGGCAGCAGCGGGTTTGCAGCGCTTGTCGTCAAGCAATACTTCGACTCGCCAGCAGGATCGTCCACGCGAACTAAGTTACTTGAGACGCTTGTTCGCCTCACGCTGAAGAACACCGAGATGGGCGGAGCCAAGAAGCCCATGGAGCAGTGGACAGACGAGGAACTTGAAGACGAACTGAACTCCCGTCTCCGCAGGTTCGCGGAACAGTTTCAAGGGAAGATCGTAGATGCCACGCCGGAAACCCCCTCAGATTTCGCCACTGCCTTCGGTGGAGCGGCTGGGCTCCTTCCAGAAGTCCCAGTTGAAGGAACTGCAGGCGGAGTACGCGAGCCGGCAGATCGAAGCCTTGAAGATGTACCAGCCGACTCCGATTCAGGCGGAGATGCACGCCTGCAAGGCGAGTGAGATCATCGTTCTTGGTGGCAACCGATCCGGCAAGTCGCTGTCTACGTTTGTCGAGGATGCCCGTGCAGTCACGGGCCAAGACCCGCACGACAAGTACACAAAAAAAGACGGGAACCTTGTCATCATCGGGCGGGACTGGAAGCACATAGGCATGGTGGTCTATCCCATGCTTTTTCGCGCAGGCGCTTTCAAGATCATTCGTGATTCGGAAACTGGAAACTGGCGGGCGTACAACCCCGTGACAGACTCAGAGAGAAAGTCGGAGGCAAAGCCTGCACCTCCGCTTATCCCTCCACGATTCATCAAGAAGATTTCGTGGATCCTCAAGTCCGCTCGCTACATCCAGTCATGCGAACTCAATAACGGCTGGATGATCTATTTCTTTTCGAGCGAGGGCGAGCCGCCACAAGGTTTTCAGGCAGATCGTGTGCACCTAGACGAGGACATTTCGTCGGACGCTTGGCTCCCTGAGATGCAAGCAAGGCTCGCAGATCGCAGAGGAGTCCTTTGCTGGTCCGCGATGCCACATTCCCGTAATGACTCCCTTGCGTCTTTGGCGGAGCGCGCTGAGCAACACAGGGAATCTGGGACAGAGAATCCGCCGATTCAGGTATTCCGCCTCCGGTTTCTTGACAACCCGCATATCGACCAAGAGGAGAAGAACAAGAACCTTGAGCGGTGGGCGGCTCTTGGGCAGGACGTTCTCCGAATGCGGTCAGAGGGCGAGTTTGTCACCGACAGTATTCTCTGCTACCCGAGTTTCGCAATGGCCGTGCACGGGTACGACAGGTCTGATCTACCTCAGAATGCTGTGCCGGCAGACTGGTGCAGGTTTGCTGCGATTGACCCTGGTCATGCAGTGACCTCAGTTCTTTTTGGCGCCGTGCCCCCAGATGAGTCAATGCTTCTCATCTATGACCAACTCTACATACGGCAGTGCAACGCCCTCATCTTTGGCGAGAAGTTTGAGCAGAAGGTCAAAGGGCAAGTCTTTCACGCCTTCATCATTGACATGCACGGTGCTCGGATTCGCGACATTGGCTCGGGCCGACAGCCAGTCGAGATGTACACCGAGCAGTTGCGTAACAGGAATATCGCGTCTGAGGTTACGGGCAGTAGTTTTATCGCAGGGTGCGACGACATTCAGGCCCGCATGGCTGCCGTGCAGAACTACCTGCACATTCGCCCTATAGGCACGCCGAAGCTGCGGCTGTTGCGAGGTGCCGTGCCGGATCTTGAGCGAGAGATAAAGCGATACAAGAAGAAGGTGAACTACGTAGCAGGCACGTACATCGTCACCGACCAGCCGAACACGCGTGGCGAAGTGCATGCGTGCCAGTGTCTTGAGTACATGTGCGCTTACGGCCCGCGTTACCACCGTCCTAAAATGGCTCCGCCTGACGAGCCCTGGTATGTGGAATGGGCAAGAAAACGGCGAAAGCGCATGCGTGGCGAAGACAACGCTGTCTATCTCGCACCGCAAACAGGAGTCAAGTATGAACAGTAGCAACGGTGCATTTGAGCAGCCTAGTGCGGATCTTGGTGACCCTATCCTCTGGTATCAAGACCCAATGAACCCGCGTGACCCAGTTGTCGGCTGGGTGTGCCAGAAGCCTGGAGCCCACACGCTCACGCTGCTCGTCTTTACGCCAACCGTTGGGTTCATGGAAAAGCCTTCGGTGCGACACAAGGATGACCCTTCTCTGATTGAGAACCCGAACTGGCGGCAGTGGGGATGCTGGGAGCATGCTCCATGGTTTCAGAAGTTGCAGCGTGTCGGCTCTTCGATGACAGCCGCCATTGCTGCCAGCGAAAAGAGCAGCAAGCGTGGAAACAACTGAAGATGTGCCGGAAGTCCTGAAGTCCATTGCGCACGGATGGCTCAAGAAGATCGAGTTGTCGCTGAAGCACAAGCGTCCTTTCACAGAGGACGCACGCGAAGCGATGAACTTCTTCGACGGCCCGCACAACTGGTTCTGGAAAGACCAGTACGCAAAGGGAGACACTGGTTACAACCGCACGATTGCGCCGCCAGGGTTCAGAATGACTGTCAATCGTGTTTTCGAGGCCGTTAAGCTCTTTGCAAGTGTTATCTATCACCGTAACCCTGTGCGAACTGTTACGCCAACGGACTTCCCGTTTGTTCCGCCAGAGCTAGTTGGCATCAGCCCAGACGACCCGATGGGCGTGCAGCAGTATCAGATGGCTGCCCAGCAGACGGTGCAACTGCAAGAGACTCGGAAACTTGCTGCCGAACTGATTTCTCGCTACCTCAACTACACGCCAAACGAAACCGGCCTGAAAGACAACTCGCGTCGCGTCGTAGACGAGGGAATCATCAAGGGCATGGGCGTGTGGTGGGTGGAGCTCATCAGCGATCCTGGCACCGGCACCAGCATGATTGGTTCGTTCGCCGACTCGGTGGACAACCTTACCATGGACCCAGACGCCACAGAGATCGAAGACATTCTTTGGTGTGCTAGGCGATGCGTGCACCCCATCAACACGGTCGCTGCAAAGTATGGCATTCCAGAAGAAGACCTTCGCAAGAACCTGGAGGGCAGAACGGCTCGGACGATGGACGAGCAGCACGGCCTTTCGGACGGCCGCACAAACTCCAAGAAGGTGGGGCAGACGAACGACCTGGTCACCTACTGGAAAATCTACAGCAAGACAGGATTTGGCGACCGACTGAAGGATGCCCCCAAAGAGCACAGGGGTGTGTTTGAGTCTCTTGGCGAGAACTGCTACATAGTCGTGGCAGAGGGAGTTCCTTACCCTCTGAACGTCCCGCCATCCATGCTGCAGCAGGCTGCTAGTCCTGAAGAGCCGCAGTTGGACTCTGTGTTCCGCGCGGTGCAGTGGCCGATCCCGTTCTGGGCAGAGGCCAACGGGTGGCCGTTTGTGCCGCTCATGTTCCATAGAAAGCCTGGCTACATATGGCCCCTAAGCCACATTAAGCCCGGCATTGCAGAACTTCGCTTCATAAACTGGGCAATGAGCTTCCTCGCCCAGAGAGTCGCGA